CCAAACAGAAAAGGTTTTGTATAAATGAATATTCTAACAGTTAACAATTTAGCCTACGACTTGGATCGTTTGCCTCAAGAAATTGACGAAGATCTGCGTTACGGTGTACTTGACTACAGCAATCCTGCTGATGTAGACTATGTATTTGTGCCTTTGGTATTCCTCGAAAGCTTTAGTTGTCCGGCAGCAGTACTGCGTATTGGTGAATACGAAGTTAAGGTTCCGTTGGATTGGTCATTGATTATCGGTGAACCAGATCACGGAGAGCCCGAAGTCATCAGCATCATGAGTCTTAACGATCGTGGCTTCAGCACCTTTGTGTTTAACCCTATCAACGGCTACAAGCCCAGCTGGCAAAAGGTTGAAGTTGTAAACATTTATCAAGAAGTCAAATGGTATGTGCCCAAGCTTAAATTTGGTCACATACTAGCAGTACCACTAGAAAAGAAAGATAATCCCATGTGCGCTTTCTTTCTCAAAGAAGTAAACAAGGTGCCTGAAGTACTTGACTTAAACAAGATTTGGTTTTAATATTAGCGCATGGCAACAAAAAAGAAAACCAGCACAGCCGCATACAAAGTGCCCATCGATCAGGTGATGGCTGCGGTAGACCTGCGAAATGGCGATTACTATTCCAAGTTGTCTGATGAGGATCGCAAGTCCGTAAACACTTTTATGGCTCAAAGATGGGCAAGTCAGGTACAAGGAAGCAGAGAAATTCAAGAGCACTATCTTGTTACCATAAACGACCTATCCAACATTGACTACATTGCTACCACCAGTCAGCATGATGAAATGCGTTGGCGTGTGATTGCCTTATGTGGTCTTGGTTCCAAGCTTAGACATGAATTTATTCCTCCCAAGGGTCAAAAGAAAGACAAGTTAACTGCCTGGTTAATTGAACGATTCCCATCGCTGGCAGACGAGGAAATTGAGCTGTTTCGAGAAATCAACGGCGATGATTTTCTAGAAGATATGGCCAGAGCTCAAAACCTTAGTGATAAAGATATCAAAGAATTGTTTAAATAAATGACTACGGAATATAAATGTAAATTTTGTAACAAGTCATTCACCAGAGAGCGTACTTTAAGCAGCCATATGTGCGAAAAGAAGCGTCGCTGGATGAACAAGGATGAAGCTGAAAGTAGGATTGGATTTAGTGTGTGGCTAGACTTTTTAAAGTATGTGAGCCCACACACTAAAAAGACCAAGACATTTGAAGATTTTGTTCGTAGTCCTGACTATTTGGCTTTTATCAAATTTGCTAATTACTTGATAGACTTGAAACCATACGAATGCGATAAGTTTATTAACTGGCTGTTTAAGATGGGTGTGAGATTAGGCGATTGGCAGAAGCCAGGAACCTATCAACTTTACATCCAAGAGGCATCAAAAAAAGAAAGTGCAGCCAGAGCATTAGAAAGAACCATCTTGGTTATGCAGGAATGGGGATTGAGTACTGGCAATGACTGGAGAACCTTTTTTGAAAAGGTGTCACCAGTTACCGGAATGAATATGATAACCATGGGCAAGATCAGTCCTTGGATTATATATTCAACAGACTCTGCTCAAAATCTCATTGATCGTATGGAACCAGGACAAGTAACAATAGTTACTAAACATGTGGATACGGAATGGTGGAAAAGAAAACTGAACAAAGAGCCCAAAGAAGTGACCTGGATCAACACAATGATGCAGCAGGCCCTCAGTATGAGTCCTTAGAACGCAGGTTGTTGGAGTTCATTGAAAAACTTGACAAGTTGACCCTAGAACTCAGCGAAATCAAACAACAGCAAAAACTACTGACAGACATGATTAAAAATGATAAATCAGCCTGACATTGACATTGACTTTGCCAATAGAGAACAGATTCTCAGTTTGCTGAAACATGTTCCTGCAATGCAAGGATCCAATGGCAGCAAGCAAAAGCACAAGACTGGCGTGTATTTTCATCCAGTGCCGGTCAATCCCTATACAGGTTGGTGCAGCCTTGACTACGAAGCAGCCGAACAACTGGGATTTTTTAAAGTTGACTTATTAAATGTAAACTTGTATCAACGAGTCCAAAGCAAAGAGCATTTGGATAAGCTTGCCAATCAGGAGCCGGTATGGGAACTTTTACAACAAGAGGAATTCGTCGATCTGTTATTTCATTTGAACGGGCATGGGGATGTTCTGAAGAGGACTTGCCCTACTTCCGTGGAACAATTAGCTGCCGTCCTAGCGATGATCCGCCCCGCCAAGAGATACCTGATTGGGAAACCCTGGACGACGATTATGAAGGAAGTGTGGACGAAGCCTAAGAATGGTGAGTATTACTTTAAAAAGGCTCACGCTGTAGCTTATGCAGTTGCAATCGTGGCGCAGATGAATTTGATTTGCGAAGAATTTGTACTTTTTAAAAGTACGAATCAGCTCTAAGACATCTTTCTAATAAGGCTAATTTGTCGCCGTTTAGTTCGCTTGGTAATCACATTTGTCAGACTAGTTTGATGCCCGTACAGCATTTCAAAGTCTTTGGTGCTAAAAGTTTTGAGGATATATGAAAACCGACGCATGGGCTCTTTGAGCACAATATTAATAGGGATTAGGCGGTTTGATCCCCACCACCATTCTTCTCCACATTCAATGAATGCAGTTTTGTCATCGTCGCCTTTTAGCTGGTTGTAGACATACATTGTGACCACAGTTTGGTCACTGTTTTGTACAATTCCAACCAATTCGCTGTCGCCGTAGCGCACCAAGCTCATAAAAGGAAAGCGTTCTAGAAATTCTTTTAGCTTACTATCCATCGTCTTTACTTACCTTTTATTTGTCTAGCGGTCATGCTAAATAATGATATGGCTACTTTAAACACAACTATTCCAACAGCTTCTCTTAACTACGCTGGTGCGGGCACCGGGCATAGTCTGACACGACATGCACCGAGCTACACTGATCAACGCATAGTTTGGTTTAAAGGTGTGGATAATCTATTAGATCTTACCGTTACAGGAACAGATCGTAGACCTGTAAGTTTATTGAATAAAGAATTAACAGTCACCCTATGGGATACCACAACAGGAACTACAATTTTTCGACGCCGAGCTATTGCCACCGTTCCAGAAAATGGACAAGCCAGACTAACTGTTTTTGCCAGAGATTTAATGACCACACCCAGCGGAATTTACAAGTTAGGTGCTACCTTTGTTGATGGCAACGGTTTAGAAACTGCCCTAACTTGGAATAGAGCAATGCAAGCTGGATTTGACATTGAAATCAAAGACGAAGTAATTCCAACTAGCAGAACCACAGTTGCAGTTGACTCTTGGACTAACTCCGGCGGCAATTATTTTTCCAGTGCTGTAAACGGACCCAGTTTTTATCGCAAAGATTCGAGTCTGTTTTCGGTGGCCTTGTACGCAACTAACTATACTGGCACCGTTAAAATACAAGGCACACTGGATGAGGTGGTGACCGGAAACACTCTTTGGGCAGACCTAAAGCCACAAGATGCCAGTTCGCCTATACTAACACTCACTGGCTATACTGGCATTGACCCATACAACTATTATGGTGGTGTTCGTTGGTTAAGAACTGTTTGCGCCGACAGCACAAGCAACGCTGGAACTCTTGACAAAATCCTAATTAGAGTGTAAACTAGCTCTATAATGAGTCTAGTTGAAACTACTCTACGGTCCCACCTACCTGCATTAAAATCTAGCTCGTCTGGCTGGCTCAGCATGAACTGTCCGGTTTGTGTGCAAAATGGCCAGCCCAGGCCTGACACTCGTTATCGAGGCGGCTTTAGATTTGACACAGACAAAGTAGGTTATCATTGCTTTAACTGTGGATTCACCACAGGATGGAGGCCTGGTCAACGACTTGGCATCAAGCTGATCAAGCTCATGCGAGCTGTTGGCATTGATGAAGGCGAAATCCAGCGTTTAAAAATACAGCTTTGGGACCAAGTAGTACCGGATGAAGTTAGCATTGAAGAGCCATTCAAAAAGCCAGATTGGCCAGAAATACAATGGCCCTGGACAGTAAGAGATTTAACACTTGAAGCCGCAGAATATCTTGACAGCAGAGGCGTGTTAGAACTTAGCGACTGGTATACAAGTGCAAGTCCTCTGCAAAGTATGGACAGTCGTGTTATATTGCCTTATACCAGCGATGGCAAGATTGTAGGATATAGTGCTCGTTGGATTGGCAATGTGCCAGATAAGAAAACTGCAAAGATGATTAGCAGTAGACCTCCAAGCTTTGTATTCAACCTAGATCATCAAAGCCAACAGCGTAAGTACACAATAGTAACAGAAGGCGAATATGATGCATTGACGCTGGATGGTGTTGCAATTATGACCAATGAAATTAGCCCCGAACAAGCTAAAATCATTGAGGACATTGATAATGAACCTGTTGTTTTGCCTGACCGCGATCGTGCCGGAATGACCTTGGCTTTACAAGCAGCCGAACTGGGATGGAGTGTGAGTTTTCCAGAGTGGCCAGATGGCATTAAGGATGCTAACGAGGCTGCACAACAATTTGGAAGAGCTGCCACACTACAAAGCGTGATTATGGCAATTGAACCTAGTCCGCTAAAGATTAAATTACTAGCAAGGCGGTGGTGTGTATAAAGTAAAAATAACGTGGAAGCTGGGTCAGGACACAACTGAATGGTGGAACCAAGCATGTGCCTGGGTCATTGAAGAATTTGGTCTACCTGGCAACTGCTATACAACGGAACTAACTGAAAATTACATGATTTTTAATTTTGAAGATAAAGAAGACGCCGCATTAATGCTATTGCGATGGGGGAAGAATTAATGGCTGACGAAGCAAAGAACTACGGGCACGATATACAACAACTGTTTTTATCGTTTTTGATCAGTAATCGAGATCTGGCTGCTCGTTGTCAGAATGTGTTAGAGCCGGAACACTTTGATCGCAGGCTCAGGGCTGCTGCTGAGTTTATCAAAACCTATATCAACGAACACGGCAATATTC